ATTCTTTTTCTTCTTTCTGCCATAGCAGGAATAGAATCAATATCATATTGAATTCTTAATCTTTCTCCATAGTAAGGTGCTAAATATTCATTTAAGTCCGACTCAACTCTTTTAATTAGAGGGATAATTGTTTCTTCATATAGGGCAAGGCGAGCCTCTTGCACATTTGAATATGTTTGAGCATCAGGTATTCCCACCAATTGACTAGGCACTCCAAAACACATAGCAATATCTCTAGCACTCATATTTTTGAGTTGTAAGAAGTCCATATCTTTAGGAGACAATCCCATTTCTTTCCAATCAAAATCACCTTCTAATAACATGGCTCTCCCACTATTGTTTGTGCCTTGGAATCGTAATTCTAGGTCTGATATTAATTGTTGTCTTTGAGATTCTGTTAATTGTAGATTGGCACCAGCCTCATCTTTTGGTCTAAATACAATTGCACCACTCGGTCTAGCACCATTCATTAAAAGATTTACGTTATGTTTAGCAGCATAGTTATGTTGATCAATATCCACACTCGCAGCTCGTAAAGGTGAAAGACCATAATAATCATCTATTGGATTCCATAATTTAAAGTGTTTGATTTCACTTGCCCCAGTTTCTTGATCTATTTCATACTTGTTTACAACTTGACCACTTAATTCATACATATAGGATTTAGGAATTGTAGTGTTACTTGGTTCTATCTTGACTCTATCTGGTCTTAATAAATGTAATTCTTTTGGTGGTTGATTTTCACTTCCTGTTCGCAATACATAACTATTTCCACTTAATAGCAAATAGGCATAAAGAGATTGAAAGAATTCGTTACCAGCTTGTAAAGGATTTGGTCTTTCTAATAAATTAATTAATGGGTGTGCATCTAATTTTATATCACCATCAAACACTTGAAATTTTACACTTGATGAGCCATTAGCTATTTCGTTTACACATTTATAAACAATAGCATTCTCTTCATATCCTTCTTGTGCATATTGAATATAGGAATCTCTCTTTGGAGTTGAATATCCAACATTGTTGTAAACTGTAACTGGTGCTTGTTTTGTTCTTATGTTTTTTTGAAATGCTTTTTTTATGTCATCAAATATACTCATCTAACTAATTCTCCATAATGGTTTTCTTGAGGATGAACTCAATTCTGTTAATGCCCATACTAAGGCATCTAATCTATCTGGTGATTTTCTACTATCACCTGTATAGGAACACATTTGGTCTTCTAGTTGAGGAAATATTTTCGTATGAAAAACTTTTTCTTGTTCATACAAAGCAGAAACTGGCTCTGCCCTTAACATTTTGCCTCTAGTAGCTGTTACTGATTTATATGGTATGTTACTATCAATTGTTCTCAAAATCTTTTCCACTAAATCACCACCATTGTTTGTTTCAGCTACAATAATATTAGCATTATAGCGATAAAATTCCTCTATGGCTACCCTACACCAATTATCTGGACTCAATTTACCACTTTTATCGTCTAAAATAAAGTACTTATCGTTTTCTCCTATACCAGCGATAACAATTCCTGTTTCATCTGAGTTACTATTTGATGTAACTGCAGGATCAATTGCCACTACAATTCGTCTCATATTAGGTATGTCTTCTTGTTTGATTCTTGCTTTTTCTATTTGGAAATGACTCCATAAAGCACCCTCTACATCTTCGAGTATCTCAGCATAAAGTTCTTGCCTACCCAATCGAGTTCCTTCGTATAAGTCTTTAAATTGATCTAGGGCAGATTGTGCAAGGTTATCCTCATTCTCAAATGTGTTACCTTGTGTAACATGAACATCTTTATGTTTTCTTTTAAATAAATCTCTTACTAGTGGTGTTGGTCTTGGGGTAGTTGTGATAACAACTTGTGGATTATCACCTAGACGTAAACCAAATAATAATTGATCATAGGCATCAGGATATCGCCACGCAGCTAACTCATCACACCATGCCCTATGATATTGACTGCCTCTTAGTCTATCTGGTTCACTAGCACTAAAACCCATAATCTTTGAACCATTAGATAATGTAATTTCACTAGTTGATTTATTATAAGACTTTGGAGAACCATCTTTAAAACATTCATCAGGAATTTGTTTTATAATACCACTTACACCCTCAAAACATACTCTTCGCAAATCTCCAATAGTTGGGGCTATAACTGCACATTGAGAATTGGGGTTTCTTAGAGCATATAACACAATATCAGTTGCACCTGTCCTTGTTTTTCCCCACCCTCTACCAGCTAATATAAGCCATACATTCCACTTGCCTTGGGGAGTAAGTTGTTTGTTCCTAGCAGTTATAAGCCATTTATTGTAAAATTCTATCGTCTTTTTCTGACTTATGTTCTGCAAGTTTGTCCAATTCGTCCATAATTCGTTTGAAGTGGTCTGGTACTTTAACATCTACTTTTAGTCCTTCTCCAGTATGTTCTGTTTCAACTTTATCTTTCCAACCAGCCCTATTTTTTAAATAAAATATCATAGCACCTAAGTTGCCATCTTTAGCTGAATTAAATAAAGCATTTGTTATTGTCGCTATTCCTTTATCTCTTCCCTTTTTTATGCTCTCCAATAACTCCAAATTTTCTTTTTGTTTTTCATATAAAGATGACGCTGACATACCTAAAACAGTTGCTATTTGCTCCATAGTAAGTCCTTGGGCAGATAATGCCTCTGCTTTTTTACATAATTCTTCTGTTATTTCTATTTTAGGTCTTGCCATTTATTAACTCTGCTTTCTTTCCAGTAAAATTTTCCCATCTTTTTATAATTACATCACAGTATTTAGGATCAAGTTCCATAACATAAGCTGTTCGTTGTAACTTCTCACATCCTATAATTGTTGTACCTGAACCACCAAATAAATCTAATACAATATCATATAATTTTGAAGAGTGTGTTAAAGCCATTTCAACTAACTCAACTGGTTTCATAGTTGGATGTAGATCACTTCTTTTTGGTCGTTTAACATCCCATACATTTACTAATTTTCTATCTGATGTAAATGAATTTCCGTTTTTATTCCAACCAAACCAACAAGGTTCATATTGATTTTGATACTTTCCTCGTCCTAATGTAAAAACATCTTTTTTCCAAATTATCGTTGTTGAATTATGAAAGAAATCATCTAAAGTTGTAAATATTATTCTGCCATCAGCACCCTGACCAGACCAACAGTAAATAATACCATCGTTATGATTTTTTATATTATTACAGAAATTTTTACAAAACACTCTGAAATCATTTTTTGACATTGAGTCGTTTAATATTTCTCTTTGTTTAAATTTACTATGTTTTATCGTTCCAATACTTACGTTATAAGGAGGATCAGTAAATACCATATTGGATTTTTTATTATTCATTAAAATTTTAACATCGTCATTGCAACTATCACCACACATTAACCTATGATTACCTAACTGCCATATATCACCTTTTTGAACAATAGGTTCTACATCTTCAGGCACTTCATCTTCATCAGTTAAGCCTTCCACCTCTAATTCTAAAATTTTATCCAATTCTTCTTGATTAAAACCAGTTTCAAGTAAGTTGTAATCTATATCTTTTAAGTCTTTTAATTCCATTTTTAATAAATCTATATCCCACTCCGATTCTTGGGAAACTCTATTATCTGCTATTCTATAAGCCTTGACTTGATCTTCTGTCAAATCATCTGCAATAATTACAGGAACATTTTGCAATCCAAGTTTGATACTTGCTTGATATCTAGTATGACCTGCTATTATTGTTTTATCCTTATCAACAACAACAGGTTGTTTAAACCCAAACTCTTTTATTGAATTAGCTACTTTTTCAACTGCTTTTTCATTTTTCCTTGGGTTTTTGTCGTAAGGCTTTATTTCATCTAATCTTAAAGTTATCATATCTTAAATTACCATACTAAACTTAATTATCAAGTGTTCGTTTAGGCTCTCTTTCTTAAATGTGATTTAGGACTAAGTTTTTTTCTATGTTTTAGCCCTTTAGGTTTATGTCTTCTCTTTGTCTTTTTTATACTTATAATTTCAACTTTAGTGTATTTCTTTGCCATAGCTAATATCCTAGATTATCATTATCCTATAATAATCAAGGGATATTCAATCCCTTTTTTTCTTATTGTTTTAAGGGCAAGTTTAGAGATTTTCTTGCCCTTTTTTTATTCTATCTCTTATTATATCTCCCATAGATACTTCCTTACCATGCATTCTAGAAAGATAGTGAGCCTCCTTTGATAATTCTTCTTTCATAGTAATTGGAAGAACTATGTTTAATGTTGTGTATGGAACTTTAAGTTTATGTGGTCTAGGCATCTTGATACCAATAGTTTGATTCTTGTTGTTTGTCTGATATTGATTCTTTATAGACTCTTTCTACCAAATCGTAATTAAAGAAACATTCGCCTATATTCCCATAGACTCCTTGCTCTCTAACTTTTCTAAGAATTACTCTAGTTTTGTTAGAATCAAAATCTCTATGAACTACAAGACCAATATCACACATATTATTCCAATGAGCAGAGCCACTAACATCATAGAGGGTTGGTGGTTCAATTTTGCCATTTTCACGAGGTAATTTACTTGGGTGTGCAACCATCCACATAGTGATTTCATGTGTCCTACAAAACTTTTTGCACTTACTAATAATATCTCTAATATGTTCATCTTCTCTCTTATTCCCTTCTCTTACAGAGTTAATTTCATTATATGGATCAATAATTATTCCCTTGATCCCAAACTTCAAAGCACTCTGCTTCGCCTTGGATAATATCCAATCTATAGAAGGTATTGTATCCTTATTTTCGATAAAATAAAAGTTGTCATTCAAAATTTTTAAGCCATTATCTAGATCATCTTTAGTCATTCTAGGGGTTACACCACCATCAAAAGGTTTCTTTACAATCTTTTCAACTATTCGTCTAATGTGTTGTGGGGTAGAATGCTCTGGTGAAAAAACACAAAACTTCCATCCATATTGTTGATTCATATTAACTGCTATTTGATCTATAAAATTAGATTTACCATGATTAGGAACACCAGTAACCAAATGAAATGTCGCAGGTTGTATTTTATAAATCATATCGAGAATCTTAAAACCTGTTGATAAAGGCTTTTGAACTTTGCCATCATAAATATCGAATATCTCTTTTTTATAATTCTTAACTGTATATATTCCCTCAATTGGGTAGGGTGTAGCTTGTTTAAGACATTCTATTAATGTGTTTCTTCCCATTTCAACTAAACACTCATTCGCATCTTTTGTTGGAATATCACCTTGTTGATTAGGAAATTGTACTCGTAAACATCTATCTTTACCAAATCTATGAACTAGTTCTAGGTGTAAAGCCTTGCCTGCATCATCTTGATCTGTAGCTATATAAACCTTATCAACATCATTAAGCCACTTACAATTCTTTAATGCTTGAAATCGTAAATCTTTTAGATCAAACTTTGCTTCTTTGGGTGCTCCATCAGGTAAGGTAACTGCGTTTATTACACCAGCTTCATAGAATGCAATAACATCCATCTCACCTTCACAAATTATTAAATTCTTTTTCTTTGTTCTTTCCCAATATTTTTTAACATTATCAATATTGTAAAGAGTTCGTTGAGCATTTGGTTGTTGTTTGAATCTTTTATCGTAAGTTCTGTATTTTACATTTTTTACATCTCCATCTTGGATATAGGGAAAACAAATTGATCCATTACTCTCATATATGCCTAAATCTTCTATTGTTTTTTGACTTATACCTCTTTTACTAAACCATTCAAATAATCTGGAAGTCTTTTCTTTTTTTTTTGGTTGTACTACTTTGTAATTTGTTTGCTCTGATGCCACTCCTTGAAACTCACAATTATGACATTTATATAAAACTTTATCACTTTCAATACTTACTGATAAAGGAGTATCATGCCTATTATGTGCCTTTCGTGTATTTTTACATTGTGGACAAAATGTCTTATGATTCCCAAGACTATAATTATTTAAAGTTATTCCTAATTCATTTAATATTCTCATTGTTTTATCCTGCTAAATTGTTTTTACTTTGATATACTACTTCTTTTTCTTTTGTTTTAAAATCGAGATATATTTTTTTCTTAATCCATTTGAGGGGGCTATGGATAAATCTCCCTTTTTTAAAATCAATATAATTTTTTAAGCAAGTCATAAGTATATTTTTATCCTTGCATTTTTTAAATTCTAAAGATGTTTCATGTTTACCTACTTTCTTTCCATTTTCACATGGAGGATATCGTTTCCAAAATATTTCAAAATCTTCCGTGTACTCATTCTTTATATTGATTGTATCTTTGATAGTATTGGGGTATAAATTTGACACCCCTAACTTATCAATTTTAGCCCCCCTAATTTTGACCCCCCTAATCAAAATGGTATATAAATTTGATAGTTGTTTACCATTAGAATATCGTGCTTGAGATTTTATTATTTTTTTTTCGATCAATTCATCTAATGCTCTTTTGATTGTTTGTTCATCACAATTGCATAACTCTGCTAATTTAGTTTTGGATGGATAACTTTGCCATTCTTCATTGGCATAATTTCCTAAAACTAAAAGAACTAATTTAGATATA